TACAGCTTTTGTACCATTTACAGTTGAGTTTGCTGAACTCGCTACGGAGTTGATTGAGGATTGTGCAAATCCTGATAAATAACCAAGAACTTCTTGGTCATACTGGTCTTTAAGTCTGTAACCTGCTCTGTCACTTGCTAGTTGAGAGAAGTTTACGTGACTATGTGCTTCCTCTATGTCGTCAATTTTAAAAGCAAAATAGTTTGCTTGGTCAACGACTAAGCTGAAGTCTTCGTCATCAAGGTCTTGTGGTTGAATCATTGTACCACGAGCATATTCCTTGACTGTGATTTCTGGTTCTTTGATAATCTTAACAGTATCACCCATCGCTGCAATTTCACCAAAGTAATCAGAATTAGTAATGCTTTCTACAACAGAACTTTTTCTGAATGCTAGTTGAACCTGCTTCGAATATATTACAGGTGAGAAGTTACCATTAGGAAGATTACCATATCCAGCAGCTTGTTTAAACGCCATAGTATTTCTCCTTAATATTATACTACTTACAAATGCAAAATATCTAGTTTATGTAGGGGTCTATTTTTCAAAGGTGCAAACGTACTTGTACTTTGTAAGTTTGGGCTTTTACTCGACAGAGTAGGTCTAATATTCTTTATATTCGCTGATAGTTACCATTATGTTGCCATAAATGGGGATAACAGTAACTGTTATATATAGTTATACACACAAAATAGTGTTTGTCAACTATTATCTTGCTGAACCTGATAAATCGTATATAAATTTACCAGACCGAATTGCTTCCATAATTGTGTCTGCTTTCTTTTCATATTCTTCAGCAGACATTGCCTGTACATCAGACTCTTTTATATAGCTTTTACTATCATTGCTCTGAGGTTCAGACCTTTGACCTTTAGCGTTAACAGCCTTTGCAGCATCTTTACTAGGCTTTTGATTTGTTATATTTTTATCTGCCTTATATAAATCTATTGCTCTTGCAGCTGATTTAGCATCATTATCGTTTTCATATAGTGCGTTCTGTACCCATTTAGGTTGTTTTTCAGCCCACTCGTGAAAATCATCTGTTTCTCTAATTTGCTCAAAGTCAGGATGTATAGATAATAATTCTGCTTCAGCTTTCTCTTTTGATGCTTCAACACGTAAGTCTTCGTATTTTTTTATCTTATCTTCAATACCTTTAGACTGCTCTCTTGCTTTTTTGATTGCTATAGATTCTACAATCGCAGCTACATCAGGATATTCTTTTGCCCAAGTCTCTAATTCTTCTTCTGTCTTAGGTAATTTTATTTCTTTTTTAGTAGCTTCGCCAAGCTGTCTTTCAAGATTTGTAATCTTATCTTCAAAAGCCTTTTGCTGTTGTTGCTGATGCTTTCGTAAATCTCCATAACGCTTTTTAAAACTACGTTCTTCTGCACTCTCAGGCTCTTTGTTATCACTAGTTTCTTCTTTAGATTCGGCTTCTTCTTTTTGACCTTGTAATAACTTTTCTAATTCTTTTTCGTCTTTTTTTATTCTTTCTTCTACATTTTTAGGTTTAGTCATAAATGCAACT